GTCAGGAATTATCATCCTCTCAATGAGGAGGCTTGGCAGGACTACACGAGAGTCTCGCCAACAGACCCCTCTCCAGCGCCAGTTGCCGACCCTGCCGATAAAATTGCGATGCACGAAATTGATAAAACCTGGGACGAGGTGTTCAATCAACCCGATTCACCAAGCATTGAGGGGATCGCTGTTGGTAATCCTGTGAACGGGCAGGGTAGCGTTTGTGGGTTCGGGATGAAGGATGCATGGAATTATCCCAGCTCAGATATTTACGGCTATGGGCGAATCGGTGTCACAAATTTTGAGGTCAAAATTCTGGATCAGAGCATCTAATGAAGTTGAAGGTAAGCACTGCAAACATTCCCGCAGCGAAAGCAGTCGATGTTAGCGACTCGTTCACGAGTCTGACATCTACGGGACATATATCGGCTATCCCCGAACTTGTGCGACCACCAATTCCATCGATGATTTCAGGCGCGGGTGACGGTGGAGTGCTTGACGGCAGTGATCTTTCCGCGCTCACGCAAGAAGAAATTGAATCTGGAAATTTGATCTCTCATGGCGAAGACATCTACAAGTGGGATGCTGGTCGATCCAAGCTGTTGTCGTTAAATCGAAAACAATTTGTTGCAGGTCGAGCCGACGATGTGTACAATATGTTTCTGGACGTAAGCGGAGTAATTTCCTCAAACTCGGGATACCCACTTCGTCACGAATGTGTCTTAACGGGCCTTGCGGCGATGATCTCCGGGCCTGTGAATGAAGATTGTGTTTTTGAGATTCAATCCGAAGATATGACGGTACTTGCCAGCCTGACAATTGTTGCAGGCCAAGTACAGACGGTGAATGCAGATTTAGATTTGCCGACAGGACAGGATAATAAATCGATAAAAATATTTTGTAAAGGCGCGAGAGTGGTGAACCCGGTCGCAGCAGTTGAGCTGGGCTGGGTCGCAGGAAGCGCCACCACTTAAAAAAAGGAAAAAAACATGCCAGCTAGCGACTTCACGCTTATTACCAATGCCAGCCACCCCGCATATAGCGAAGAGGTGGATTCATATCTAGATCCAGGCAATGCGAAAGCACGCCGACTTTTCATCAAGGGCTCACCGTCACCAAGAAAAGGCATCGCAGCATTCTACTGCCTGACCAAGGCGGGATTCTCTGGAATCGAAGGTGACTCTATTTCTCTTCGATTGAGTTTCCAGAATCACCAAGACGGCGCGAACAGCACAAACCCCGGTGACATCGGTCTGTTTGCGTTCGCAGACAAGGCCCGACTGCAAGCGATGGCAGACGCAAACAGCACCGCAGGCTACAGTGACTCTGATGTGATGGAAGATGACATGCAGGGCGTTTCGATGCAGCGAGTAAACTTCAAGGACAATCGCCACTCCGAATTCAGATTGGGTCGCAACGAGCAACACGGCAACGGTTTGCCGTCGAACATCGACCAAGGCGATGATTTCGCAGTTAAAAATGCGTCGGATTGGCAACACATTCGTATGGATATCACGATCTACACGGACTCGGGCCTGAAAAAGGTGAAGGTAAAGGGATATCAAAGTAAGAAAAATATTCCTTACCCAACAACAGAGGCCGCTTGGGAAGATGCGTCAAACTTCGCGCAGAGCGAAAAAACCGATACATGGCAAAAAATGTTCGACTATGACGGCAATGGTGTTGTCGATGGTGGCGTTAACTGGGCATCTGGTGACCCTATCGAGGGCAGCCTGACAAACAGCGCTGGTGATGCAACCGAAGCAGTCAGCGGCTTTTACTGGCGGGATGCCGAGCGTGGCCACAGCAATCGTGACGAGCAAGCCTACCAGCCACAGGTTACCATTGGCCGCTTTGAGTGCAGAATCAAAAGCGACACCGTTTAATCCTCAACCAGGAGTATAGGACATGAACGTCGATTGGACGCAATCCGATCTCTCTTTTGTTGAAGATTTCTCATCGGGCACCTGGCCTGCGTCAACGGCGCATGTTGTACCGGACGATTTTTCATCCCCAACATCATTAGAGTTTGTAGAGGATTTTTCGGCAGGCACCTGGCCTGCCTCAACGGCACATGTTGTGCCAGACGATTTTTCATCATTTGACTTGCAATACATCGTTGACGATTTTGACTGGAGTGTCGCGTCAACACCACAACCACAACAGGAGAATAATCCCATGGCGAAACGCCTTTACTTGAAAGCCCCCGCAGGCGGCGGCGATGTCCTCATTAGCGATCTTGGATTGCTGATTCCCGAATCCGAAACCGATGGCTTGCTCGTAAGCTGTAGCGATGAAGAATCGCTTGATGCTGCGGCTGGTGAGAGAATTTTAGTCAGCAGTAGCGAAGTGCGCGGAAGTAAGGTTTTGCTTGCCCTCTTAGAAAGCTCAGTCCTCTTGATGAAGCGGGCCGCCGCCGATTCATACAGCACCTCAGCCAATTTAGCAGTGCCATTCCAAAGTGAGGAATTAATGACCGCCGACCTCGCAGACCAACAGGTAGTCATGGCAGAAGCCGAAGTTGTTGGGTCATTCAAGGCCAATAGCGTCGAAACAGATTCCGTAAGTCTCTTAGGAAACGACCTTAGTGCGACCCTGACAGGTCACGCCACCAGACTTTCGAGTGAAGAGACAAAGAGCACCGACCACGAGTCACGACTTGGGGTCATCGAAGGTTCAGCCGCTGGTTCTGTTGCGAAAGCCGAACAAGATGCTAAAGACTACAGCGATGCCGCTCTTAACACGCTAAAAGACGGATCGACCAAAAAGCTTTCCGATTTGGAATCAGATGATGCCGCCGCAAGCGCACGACTCGATACAATCGAGGGTGCAGGGGCGGGCTCTATTTCAGCAGCAGTCGCGGCAGAAGCAACGATCGCTCGTGGAGCAGAGAGTGCGGCTCAAAGCAAAGCGGATTCAAACGAATCCGAAATTACTACCCTTAAAGGGGCCGACAGCGTCCCTGGCTCCGTCGCCAACAGCGTAAAAGTCGAGTCAGATCGAGCGCAGGCTGCGGAGGCTTTTAACGCCGCCAATATTCAGGCTGGCGCGGAGTTGCTGTTTTATCCCAACGGGGTGCAGGGCTACAAGGCTATATTAGCCGGAGCGGGATTGTCGGTTGGGTCGGACTCGTTGATCGATTTGGCCGAGGACAACAAGAGCGCACATGACGCACTTGTTGCCGACATTGGCAATGCATCCACTCCGAACACCGTCAAGGGTGACATCAAAGCTCTCGAAGATGAGGATACCTCCATAAAGGCCGACATCAGTGCCTTGCAGGTTTCCAAGGCAGATCACGAGTCGCGAATTGACGATCTCGAGGGTGACTTGCCAGCAGAAGTTTCAACGATCAACAATACGTTGCTAAACATCTCTAACCCTGGCTCATCGAACAACCCTGGTCTTCTGCAAATTCTGGAGACTCAGGCAGCGGGAATTTCAACCGCAGCAACCGCGAACACCAGTTCGATCACGGCTGAAGCATCTGCGCGAATTGCTGCTGACCAGCAATTAAGTTCCGACATCAGCGCCGTTGATGCGCGTGTTGACAACATGCTGTCCAATACAGACCCAGCCAGTTTGGATTCGTTGGCAGAGATTGTGACAGCGTTTCAGGCCAGTGACAGTTCTACAGCGAGTACACTCCTGCAAATGCAGAACACTCACACCGCTGACAAAGATGCACACGCTGCACTTATCACTGCGGCTCAATCCGATGCAACTGCAAATGCGACCGCGATTTCTCAGCTTGAGGGTGATGAAATTGCCGTCAGTGTTGGCGCAAGCGAACCATATTTGAATGCACTGTACTCGACACTTGGTGCAACAAGCGTTAAGGATTATTTAGAGTTGAATGCTAGCGGTTTAGCGGCTGGCGGTGACGCACTCATAGGCAGTGGTGGTATGGCAACATACCAATCAAATTTTGGTGCAGCGGCAGCGGGAAGTGCTTTCGCTCAGATTGCCGAGAACGAATCGGACATTGCGGCAAATGCGGCGGCAATCTCTCAGGAGATAGCCGATCGTCAAAGTGCAATTTCAACCTTGGCGAGTGACGTAAGCCAAAACGAATCGGATGCTGACGCAGCAATCGCCGCTGTTGCAAGTGACCTGACAACGAAAGACGCAGCACAAACAAGCGCACTGGCGCAGGCAGTCGCAGATGCATTGGCGGCTCGAAATTTGATCATCGCAGACGTTGCGGCGAACGAATTGGCAAGCGATCAGGCTGAAGCAGCCCTCGCTTCCGCAGACACAGCCAATGCGGCCACGGCGGCAGCAGCCACGGCAGCAGTTGCGGCAGACCTGGTCACGGAAGAGGCGGCTAGAGCGGCAGCGGATAGCGCAGCAGCAACAGCTAACCAAACTGCACGGGATGCTATCGTAGCAACCGCAGATACTGATCGTGCCACAGCGGCAGCGGCGATAGTGGCGGCTGAACAAGCGGCAGCGGCAGCTCTCGCTGCGGAAAAAATTGTTCAGGACAATGCCAGAGCGGCACTCGTCCTTGAACACAAGTCACAAGATTTCACCGAGAACGGATGGGTTTCATATATGCACCTGAAATCAAGCGGTTCCGCGATCCCTTCCAACAGCAACAGTGCAAGATTTAGCGCGGATCACACAGTCAAGGGTTACTCCATCGGACTTGGCGCTACAACTGGCGCTGCGGCAGAAATCAAAATCAAACTCATTGATGATGCTGGCGCGGTCAAAGCAGAGGAGACCATCTCTGTAAGCCAGGGCACAAGCTATAAGGGTGGCGATTTAGCCTCCCCGATGGCAGCAGCCGCTGGTGACAGACTGGCCGTGGAGGTCAGCAGTGGACTGGTCAGCGATCCAGTTGTCTCTGTTGACTACTTTAAAAATGTATAATGATTGAGTGGCTAGGGCACAAAGCGCAAAAAATTAATGGACCGTTGTTTGTCCTCTCGCTTGTCCTAGCCATATCATTGCATTTGATGCTATACTTGGGATAACCCGGAGGACCGAGCGGGTTCCCAAGTATGCGTGTATATCTCGACCCCGGACACGGGGGACGAAACACCGGCACAAAAGTCGGAAACATCCAAGAAAAAACATACACCCTCGCGTTCGCGACAAAACTTAAGAATGCCCTGCACAACTTCTACAAGGACTTTGATGTAGCCCTTTCAAGAGAACAAGACTCTTACATTAATAATCCAGACCGAGCCCGATTTGCAAACGAGTGGGGTGCCGACCTCGTTATTTCAATTCACGTTAACGCACATCAGAGGGCCGATGTTGGAGGGTTGATGTGTTTTCATGTCGATGCTGTTGGCGAGGAGATTGGATCGAAGATAATGGACTGTGCTCCAAGAGGGTTAAAACGCACCAAATCAAAAAGCTATCTGGCGCAAAGCGATGATTGGACCAAAGATGCATACGCATGTATTGAAGGCTACAACGCCCCTGTTGTTTTGGTTGAGTTATTCTTTGCCTCTAATCCTTCAAACCTCAAACAAGGAACATCACGACCCGGCACAAATGCAATGCTCTCTGCCATAATTCAGGGCATCACCCTCCACGAAACCAACCTATATTTCAACGGCAAACTTGAGGACGGAATTGATAAATTTAAATGAACACGGTCCCCTTTTTCTTGGCTGCGATTTTTGGCCTTAATGGGTGCGCTCATAGCGGCGCTCTCCTTTGCACTCGCAATTATATAGAAATTGAGCATAAGCAGGTCACGACGATGGAGCTCGATAATCTGGGCAACATCATCGGGCAGGATGTTGTTCAGAGCAGCAAGCAAACCGTGAGGTCGAAGCTTCAATTCCTCTGCCCGGTTGCGGTCAAAAACGAAAATGAACCACCACCGAAAAAAGAAAAAGGAATCCTGCTATAAAGCGACTTCTTCCAGTTCTATTTTTTTTGGGTTGCAGCGACACAAACCTGTCGCTCGTGTGCCCGTCCTCGTGCTATGAGGAGAATGGTAATGCAGGAGTAGGTGCTTGCGCCGAAGGCACCCCTATCTACTCCAATGAGGAGACCTGCGAACTCGATGACTGTGTTGGTGATGTTGGCAGCGTTAGCGAAACCTGCAACGGTATCGATGATGACTGTGATGGAGTCACCGATGAAGTTTATGCGACGATCGACAGGAGAAAGGATGCCTGCGACACGCTCAAGGGGGTATGTGCTTCGAGCCATGTTTATTGCGATGGCGAAAATGGATGGGTCTGCGAGAAGCCTGATACTTACGAAAGTACAGAGACATCTTGTGACGGGCTCGACAACGATTGCTCGGGACTTGTGGATGACATTGCCATTTCTGAGCTTACACTTTGTTATAGCTACGACCCTATAACGCTAGTCAATCAGGCAACCGGCCACTGTCATCCAGGGTACTGGCATTGTGACCCAGAAGGCACGGGAGAGATGACCTGCGTCTCAGAGCAAGGCCCAAAGAGAGAAACAGTATGCGGCCAAGATGCCGATTGCGATGGTCAGGTCTATAGCCAAGACACAAATCAACTCGACAAATGGCAGATTGTTTTTGGTGTTGATTACTCTGGGTCGATGAGCACTTATATCGATAATCTCAGCCTTGCCCTTGATTCGTTTGTTTCTCAATTTTCCTCTCCTCAGCATGAGTTTGCGCTGGTCAATATCGCCGCCACCAATCCAACGCATTTGGAAATTTTGGCCGATTTTGGTCCATTTTCAGCACTTATTTCTGCTCTAGACCCCGACCTAAACGGCGCAGAAGAGGCATCCATTGACGCAATTCATGCGGTTTGCAGCGGTGACTTGCTTGAGTTCAACCCTAACGCGCATAAAATCTATGTTGGTTTTACGGACGAGCCGGGTCAAACCTATTCCTCGCCACCCCAGAGCATTGCGGGTGGCGGTGACGTTTGTTTTCAAAACGATGTTGTTGTTTACATGTTCTCACTCAGCCCTTACGAATGGGAAGATGCGACCGATCCCACAGGGGGTACATCATTTTTTCTGAGTCATCGTCATCGCTCAATGCTCGATGACCTCAACACCATCGTTAAAGAAATTAGCTGTTCAGATGGTGGTCAATAGCCGTTGCTAGGCCCAGAACGAAATATAAACTGCAAATACAAAACAAAATCCATCCACTCATTTTTTCAATACCCCCAAAATTGATTCTAACTGTTCCAGCATCAGCCGGTCCTCGTCGTCCAAACGACCCGCATCCATCGATAAAAAATCAACAAATCGATCAATCGATTCGATTAAAGACCTGTATAGTTCTATCCATCGTATTTCGTGTTTAAATGTGGCCAAATCGCAATCCGCATCCTCCAGAAGAGACCGGGCTGTTTTTGCCAGACCTGCAATTCGTACCTTGGTCATCTGTTTTTTCGCTGCCATTTGGTTGTTCTCGTGTCGGTGGTTAGTGATATGAGCCGGTTGATCGGCTAATAAGCTGCAGTGCATTTTCACGCTTCTCTTCATAAGATGCCGGATTTTCTTCGCGATGGTTCTGAACAATAAGTGTTGTTCTGCGCTCGGGCCGACCGAACTTATGGAGAGCCTGCCCGTGAGCAGACTCCCCATCGTCGGCATCTACATGTCCGACCTCTTGCAGTTTTGGCTCGAGGTCAGGATGAAACACATAGACCCAGTATTTCATAGCATCCCTTAGAATGGTGTTTCGTCCTCATTAAGCACTTGACCTAACGTGTCCCCACCGGTCTCGCCAAACTTACCATTTCCACCACCACCGATAAGGGTGAGGTTGCTACAAATAATTTTTGTAGAATATTTTTCAATTCCATCCTTGTCCACATATTTATCGGTTTCTAAGCGACCGTCAATGTACACCGGAGATCCCTTCGAGAGATAGTTGTTCGCCGCGTGTGCGTCTTTCTCCCACAGAACCACGTTGTGCCACTGGGTGTTGTCCTTGAAACTTGTTGCCACTCGCAGGTTCGCTACGCTCTTGCCTGAGTTGGTCGTCACCAACTCGACATCGTGTCCTAAATTTCCTAAAATCTGAACTTTGTTCACTGTTCCCATTTTCATTTACTCCTTCATTAATGTTTTTACACTCTATAATTCTGGCTCCAGGAAAAATCTCCTTGACCCAGACTAAACTCTCGAACGCATCACGCTCCATCCTTCTTCCGCGATATGCTTCCCTTAGAATTTGGAATTCTGACTGACTTAGACAAAGCTCTTTTTTGTAACGTTGTATAATTTTCATGAATGTCTCTCAGTGTTCCAATCACCTGCCTGCCGAGCCTGCCCTTTGGCTCAAGGTGACGGATTTTTTGTACGATTTGTTCCTGGTGATGGTGGCGCAGATGACATGGACGACACAACCAAATAACCGTGTGTGGCTCATCATAGTCGGGGTGATGACCCTCGACCGCACCAACAACACCACATAGCTGGCAATGGTCCGGGTGTTCAATAAGGCCAAGAGTTTTGGACGAATTGATTAATTTCCGGGCGGCCCGTTTCTGAGCGCTCGTATCTCGTATTTTCTTCTGTCGCGCCTTTTCTTTTTCGGGGTTTTTTGCATAGGCGGCTCGACGGGATGCGTTCCTACACGGCTTGCAAGAATACTGGAGTCCATCAGGATTGTTTGAGCACTTATGATATGCCGTAAAAGGCTTTTTCGCCTTGCACGTTCGACAAGCTTTACCATCCAGCATTAACGGGGCCTTAATATTGTTGACATTTTTGTGCAGATGAAAATTGACACCTGCACATAAAAACAGTTAGTTACAGTTATTGGTCAGCGCTCTTAGCTTAGTCAACTTTCCTCCTTGAGCACAGAATCAAACGATTTAAACAAGTTAGAGGTCAGCGAAAGCTGAGTGGTGGTTTCGTTACCTTCCGGGTGTATGTCATCATTCACTTCATCATCGGTGATCGAGAGTACAACCTGCCTGCGTCGAATAGCATCTGAGTGGAGGTAACGCTCGGTCATCTTCAGGTCCTTGTGCCCGAGAATGTCTCGGACTGCCTTTGGGTCTCCAGAGAGAAGCGTAGCTTGTGTTGCGAAGAAATGCCTACAATCTCGCAGGTAGATCATCCTGTCATATCCTGCCTCTTGGGTAGCCGCCTTGATTACTGGCCCATCCCAATCGCACCAAATGTGTTTGCTGGTGGGGTGCAGGTCTCGCTGAGAGCGGAGTGCTTTCATTGCAGCGTTATTCAGAGGCACGGAGCGGGATTCCTTGCTTTTCGTGTCCTGCTCCTTGAGCACGGCAAACCAATTGCCGTTTGAGTCCATCTTAATACAGTCGTATGTCATTCTTCTAAGCTCGACGGCACGAATGCCCGTGTTTCGGGCAAATACATACTGATTTCGCCAGTGCTCTGGCAATGCTGCAAGAAATCGCTCAACAACAATCGGCGGGTGTATTTTCCCGCGCAGTTCGCTGGTGGATTTAGCCGACTTGATTTTGGTGGGGTAAAACGTCATCAGGGACCGCAACTGCAAGAGCCCCGTGTCGTCCCCTTCACTAACGCACCTTCGCATCGCTTCTTCTATGACAAGTTTAAGCTTGGCTGTTTCGCGTCTCCAGGTTTGAGGCTGAGTCGTTTCCGACCGCATCTCGATATACTCCTCCCAAAACGCCTTTGGTTCATATCCAACCAGCGGAGTAGTACTGCCATGAAAACCAACGATGGAATTCCACATGGACCGATGACCGAGGTAGTCGGACGCACCTTCGCGCCTACCTTCGTCCCACTCACGCAACTCACCGAGAGTTATTCCCGGAGTAGTGTCGCTTGCAGTAGCGTCATTCTCAACCTCCCAAAGCGCCCTCATTAACCGACCCACTTTGACTGCGTGATTTCGTTTCGTCATGCGCGTAGAAAACTCGAACTTTTTCTTTTCGCCACCCACAATGGCAGTAAACACCAAATAATAGAATTTGGTTTTTTTACCGTGTCTTATTAGTTTTTTGATCACTTAGCAGCCATCCGGGCCTTAGCGTCGATGTACGCATCAAGTGCCTCTTGCTTGTAAAAATTTCTACGACCAAGTTTAAATTTTGGCGGGTCAACACGGCGATAGAGGTATGATTCCGACACCCCGAGATACTCCGCAGCTTGCGATATGGTCATCAGGTCTTCGCGCATTAGGAGACACCGTCCCCCGGTGACAGATCGTCGATGGGTGAAGCGATGGTCTGCTTAAGGAACGGTGCTCTGATGTCCTCAGATGGTGCAGTTGTCGGAGCCCCAAAATCCCCGTAAGTAGCTGCGTCATCCGTTTTCAATGCCTGCTCAAAGTCCGGGTTCGTCGGCCAATAATTTGCTGCTTGTCTAACGCATGTTTTACGATACATCGCTAATGTGTGATTTCGCCAAACTGGCGAATTACCAGATTTAATTTTAGACCTAAATTTCTCAAGGTCCACTACAGTCATAGGCTCTACGTGCCTGAGACCGTCAGGGAGTGTGGCTATACAATATACGCCAGCTAGGGGGCCGCGCTCTTCATCGATTGCTATAATTTCGTGCTGGACATCCGGGTTGCCGCCGCGAAAAATTTTGAGTTTACCTTGTTCCACTTCGTTCTTGTAGTAAGGCGAAGTGGCGGCATGTTTGATCAGTCCGTGGCGTTGAGCAAGGTGAATCAGTCCCTTGTAAGAGATGATCATTTTAGCAGTGCCTCTGAACGGCACCATGTATGCGAGTTCGCCAAAACGCAGACCGCATTCGGTAGCGCGGAGCACGGTCTGGGCTATCGAGCCGGTAGTGCATTGTTGCAATTGGGGCGAGTCTGAAATGGTCGAGAGCGCAGAAAACACAATCGCCTGCGGATTGACATGTCCTGCTGCTGACAAAGGCAACGCCTCTTCAAATGCCGACATTTTTGATTCCATTACATTCTTTATTCTCACCAGTGCCGTCATGCTGCGTCTCCGTTGAAAAAGGACCGAAATGTCCGGTATGATTTAGTCTTTGTGTATTTCTTTATCGTTCCTGCATCGATTTTTAAATCCTTGGTGAGGGACTTGTAATCAACCGTTTTTCGCTCAGATGTTTTCCACAGGATCTTCCCGAACTCCCCTTCTATACCGGCACGGGGTCCGATGGTCTCCTTGAGCAAATTCTGTGCAAGGCGAATACGCTCTTCAGCGTCATCCTTATCCCCCTTGGCGCGAATCAAGTCCTGTATAACAGCAGAGGACTCTGCGCCTGCATCGATAAGCGAGTCACCCTTTGACGCTGGATATCGCTCTGTGATGAACTCGGTACATGCCCTCGACCCTGTCATAGGAATAGGCTCATCGCCAATGATGTGACGGGTCAGAAAATTGTATCCTGTCTCGATAAGTGCGTACTGGACCTCTGGGTCTGCGTCCCACTCATGCACGACCTCGAGCAAGCCTGAGTTGCCGTTGAACACGCAAAACTGCGTCTTCTTGAGGCCCGTTACAGCCATCTGCCACTGGCATTGGCCATAATAGGTCGGGTTGTTCGTGTAATTCTTGAATCCAAAGCCGCTGGGGCATTTGACTTCAATATTGATCGGCTCATCAAGATCGGTGCGGATGAAATCGCAGGTGGCTCTCATCCATTGCAACAGGGGGTGTAGCGTAGGCTGGCCTTTAACGAGAACGCAGCCGGGATTCGAGTCCTGATACATGCCGCCGAGCCCATTGAAACGACCCGGTGCCACCTCATCGCCCTCGAGATTGTTACCCCTCGAGATGTGCGGATTTAGGTCAGCCTGCCAACCCTCCTCCAAGCGCATCTTGACTTTGTGCGGGTCGGAGTAAGAGCATGTGCCAGTGATGCCTCCGGTATCACCGGAGCCTAGCTCGACTGGGGAATTCCCAGGATTTAAGACAAGTTGCTCTGCTGGAATTATAAACTTCGATAGATCACCCATGCCGTCACTATAACGAACGGTAAAGTGTTTCACAACATAAAAGTATAGTGAATGAGAATATAGACGTACTTTTTACTGAGACATTTTTGAGCACATGACTCGCCAAATGTCATACCACTGGTCAGAAGTTGCCGTATAGGGCAGTATATGCCCCGTCAGCGCGATTTTACCCACATCTGATATACGCGCACCAAGAGGGGAGTCAAATAGCTCTTGAAGTGCTTGGGGTGGGGTGCTCGAATCAGTCAGGAGCGTCGAAATTGGGACATCAAGCCCATCTGCCAACTTCTGAAGCACTCCTGCGCCCGGATTGCTGGTTTTCATGCGCTCGAGCCTGGAGATGTCGGACTGGGTGACCCCGGTCCGTTTTGATAGTTGGGGTTGAGTGAGTTTTTTAAGCGCACGATAGGCTTTCAGGTTTCTACCTATTGTTCTGCCCAATCCTGATGCAGTAGCAGGCTTGGTCGTACGAATTTTTGGCTCGATTTCCTTATATAAGGGACCGAAAAGTTGACCAACATCATAGCCAAACGCATCAGCCAAGGCGAACACGACATGCATCGATGGGTTCCTGATGTCCCCGTCTTCTATGCGCGAAATGGTTTGTGGGGCTAGGCCGCATCGCCCTGCAAACGCCTTGACCGTTAAGCCGCTTTTGGCCCTTAGCGCCAGAATATTGCGGGATAACACCTCACTATCCAAACGACTCATTTTAACACTCTCCAGTCCCGACCACCCGGTAATAACTATATCACGACCGGGGCAGAGGCAATACTGCTATTGAGCCGCATTTGCATGTGTATGCAGGGACGAAAAAGTGACTGCGCGTATAAAAAATACTTGCAATAAAAAGTGACTGAGCGTATAAGGGGGTATGGCGCAGCATTCGACTTTTCAGAGCAGAGTCTATCAAACACGTTCAATCGAGAGGGCTTATGCCCTCTTAAGTACCCGGATTCTCAACTTAATTTTAGTTGCGCCAACGGCTAGTGGGAAGACGGTCATTGCGACTCGTCTGGTTCACATGTTGGGGGTCCGGGTGCTGTTTTTAGCACACAGAATAGAGCTTATTGAACAGGCTGCGGAGCGACTCCGACAAGCAGGGCTTGATGTGGGCATTGTCGGCAAAACCGTCCCAGACAATCAGGTGGTTGTGGGTTCCGTGCAAAAAATGTGTAAGCGTCAATCAATTGACGGTCTTGGGCTTATCGTTATTGATGAGGCGCATCGGGCTGTAGGAAATTCGTACAAGAAAATTCTTGAGGCACATCCGGGCGCAAGTGTGCTTGGCCTAACCGCGACCCCTTATAGGTCAGATGGTAAAGGGCTCTCGGAGGTTTTTGACGAGATGGTCGTCGTCGCAACGCCAAGAGGGCTAATGGACGAGGGATTCATCGCAACCCCCCGAATTATGGCACCGTCAAAAATTGACTACGACAAACTCAAGCGCAAGGGTCGCGATTTCGACATGGATGATGCCGCCGAGTCGATGGTGTTTTTGTCGGGCCGAATCGTGGAACACTGGCTCGACTATGCCAAATCCAGACCCACCGTTGTATATGCCTGTAATATTAAACATTCAAAAGCCCTGACCCGTGCATTTCTTGATGTGGGTATAAGCGCAGCACACCTTGACGGTACAACGCCTCTAAAGGAGAGGGTCAAGATCCTCACCGACTTGAGAGAGGGTCGGGTGAATGTGGTCTGTAATGTTGGTGTGCTCACAGAGGGTTGGGACCTGCCTTCTTTGAGCGTGTGCGTACTCGCCAGACCAACGATGAGCACGGGTCTCTACTTGCAAATGGTCGGCAGAGTCCTGCGACCGCTTAAGGGCAAGGATAAACCTATCATCCTCGACCATGCCGGATGCGTGCGTGAGCACGGCAAGCCACAGGACCACCGCTCGTTTTCACTCGAATCGGGACTTGAGAAAAAGGGCAAGAGAAAGCGCACAAATCTTCGTATATGTGACTGGTGCGGGTCGGTCGGCAGCGTAAGGGACAAGGTGTGTGCTGATTGCAACATGCCGTTTCGCGAAATGATTCCTGGAGTCGAGGAAAGCGATTCGGAACTGGTTGAATTGCTTGATGATGGATTTGCTCAGATCAAACGATGTGCGCGAGGGTGCGGGGAGACTGTCCACCGCAGGGCAAAGTGGGGCTCATACTGGCACCTACTAAAATGTGAGCGTGGGTGTACGAGGCAGTGGGTCTGTTTCCCGCCAAAAATTGCGTCACGGGAAGACAAGCAAAGGGAATACGAGTTTTTTCTAAGAGAATGCTTAAAGAAGCGCAACGATGTTGGATGGGCCTCACACCGGTTCCGAGAGGTGTTTGGGGTATGGCCAAGGGGACTAAAAGGAGGGAAAAGCGATGCAGGAAGACGTATTCAGACGATATTATGGGCTGCTGACCAAAGATGAAACGGTCAGGGAGTGGTTTGCGAAGAGGCACAGGGACAACTCGGTGCGAAAATTTAGAGGCACACTTGATGACCAAATACAGAATATAGGCAAACTCGAGTTGGCTGGCTACGATGTACACATGTGCATCAACACCGGCACGGAGCGCACTACCGAGGGCATCGACACATATCACGCCTGCTTTATTGATGTCGATTATAAGTCCGGGCATCGCGCAAAGCACGATTTTAAAATGCAACCTCACTTTGCTGTTGAGACCGGAAATGGATGGCACATCTATTGGCTACTCGACCCTGGAGAGAATATCACCGAGTGGAGGCTGGCACAAAAGGCATTGGCGCGAAAATTTCAAACGGATGAAGCGGTAAATCTTGCGACACAACTGGTGCGACCTGCCGGACTGCGCTACAATAAGACTGCGACGACTCGACTTGGTGACGATTGCCATACACGACTGCGCACTAATGTGAAAGCGCCTGTGCGGCGATACACTCTCGACGAAATCATTATTGGATTTGGCCTTGTTCTGACTCCTAAGCCTGTTTTTTTGGCGCGAGAGAATACAACAAAAAATCGAGGGTGCGCTGGGGCGAGAGCCGAACAGTATCTGGCGAAGATGGCAATTGCCGTAGAGGGAGATGGAGGAAGTCTCCAGACGTACAAGGCATGCAAGGTTGGGTGTGATTTTGGTGTAAGTATGGACGAGTTTTGGCCAGCCCTTTTAGACTGGAATCGAAGGTGTTCGCCACCTTGGGACGAGCGCGAACTTCAGCAGAAGTTGGAGAGTGCTTATAGAAATCAATCACGGAATTTTGGGTGGAGGATGATTGCATAATGCAATGTACGGATTTGTCGAATGTTGATTTATTAGTTAAGGCACATGGGGAGCACATGCGATATGTGCCGGAATGGGGAAAGTGGCTCATCTGGGACGGACAACGGTGGAGGACCGACATCACTGGTCAAATTATTCGCTGGATGTCTGTCATCGTTCGCCGCAAATATCACTGGTCGCAGAAGTGGGCTGCTGCGCCGGACCTCACGGATGAGGAACGCGAAAAAAGAGAGGCAGTTCATAAGTGGTGGGCGCGAAGCGGGAGCACGACGAAGCTCCACGCAATCGAGCGACTAGCGCGGTCTTATGAAGGTATTCCTGTGGGGTACGAAGAACTCGACCAAAAGCCGGACCTGCTTAACCTTAAAAATGGCACCTTCGACTTAAAAACAGGGGAACTGCGCGACCACTCGCCAGCCGACCTCCTTACTAAGATGGCGCGGGTAGAGTTTGACCCTGATGTTGTTGCGCCGAGATGGGACAAGTTTATTAGTGAGGTGCTCTGCGGAGACAGAGAGCTTATCGAGTTTGTGCGCCGGATTTTTGGGTATGCCTTAACCGGACACACGCACGAGCAATGTTACTTTTTTCTCCATGGATTTGGATGCAATGGTAAATCGACGCTTATCAATGTCATACACCATATGCTTGGTGATTATTCGCAAACCTGTGCGCCTAACTTGTTTGTGACCAATGGAGGAGACGCACACCCAACGGGGGTGGCGCGACTTTGTGGTGCGCGTTTTGTAGCAAGCACTGAAATCGAAGGCAAAGACAAGCGGCTGGCCGAACAGCTACTGAAACAGGTGACGGGTGGAGAAGCGATGGTGGCTAGGCGAATGCGCGAGGATTTTTGGGAATTCACGCCTACGCTAAAATTATTTCTAAGCGCGAACTCACTCCCGCACATCGAAGGGTCCGACCACGGAACCTGGAGACGAATTCATAAAATCCCATTCAATCTGACAATCCCAGAAGAGGATAGGGACAACGACCTGCCTTATATTCTGGAGACATATGAGCTTAGTGGAATATTCAACTGGATTTTCCAGGGGTGCCAAGATTGGTACAGGGCGGGACTTCAGCCTCCTGAAAGCTCCAAGGAAGAGACAAAGAAATGGCGCGGTGTGTGCGACCCGCTTGAGGGCTATCTCGAAGAGGCCACTGCTCACGGGAAAACCCTCGAAGAACAGCAGAGAACCGAGATGTATGCTTGGCTTGATGTTGACAAGAACAACAAGGACAAGAGCATCGCCGTTAGTGATTTTCAAACGGGATACCGCTCGTGGCTGAAAAGCAATGGGCTCGACCTCGTTGGTGGTCGCAAAATTTCCGGGGACATGGAAGCAAAAGGCTTTACCAAGGACCGTGTCACTGTAAAATCTAAGACACGATATTCTTGGCTTGGTATTGCACCTGTTCTTCTCGAGGCCAAAAAGAAGAAAGAGCCGGTTGGTGGTTAGGTTTTTGTTTTGTTTGTTTTTGGTTGGGTGCGAGTTGCCAAAAGAAGTGCTTTGCTCGAACCACTGCTGGGAAATAAAAAGATGCGTGTCGGAGCGCGTTGAGCCAACCCTGTGCGCGGCACAGTGCGTGGAGGAGATTCCAGAGGCGCGACTGTCAGGTGCCAGGGATTACCCGAGCGAGGATTGTGCGTATGTGGAGCTCTACACTGCCCTATACAGCCCTACAATTGAGTGCAGTGACGGTGACTCCTGGGCCATGGAGCAGGGCATTCTCTACGACTGTTACGCAGTGCGTCAATAATCTGACGCTTTTTCAACCCCCCATTAATACAAACCTTTTTCTTTTGGCGCGAACCTTGTCAGTTCAAAAGTGACAATCTGAACTGTCAAGGTCGTATGTAATGATATCAATAGGTTATAAGAATCTTGTCAGTTCAAACACATATTATACATATCGCTCAGTTTGGGGCTGGAATCGTCCCTATAAAAAATCAGCCTTACCCCTTTTTGAATCTGAACCGACAAGATTTTGGTAAGTGGTTGAAATTGTTGATGCGGGTCTTGTCAGTTCAGATTTTTTTGCCGGAAAAATGTGTTAGAATGGTTAATGACGCTCCCCAAAACTATAGATGCGGGGTGGGCGGTTTTCGAGATACGATACAGTGCTGGTCTCGAAATCGAATCTGAAAAAATGTTTGGTTATGTTGATTTTGACGAGCGTGTCGTCAGAATAAATACCGATGCCCCGCTGCCGATGCTCCGTGAAACCCTTTTGCATGAGTGCCTGCATATCATTTTTGCAGGCGTGGGGTTAGGGGAGGAGAAAATCGAAACAAACAACGAGAATTTAACCGAGCAGACCACCAAGGGGCTGATGTTATTCTCGAGGCTGAATCCGTTCCTGTTTAAGTGGCTGATTTATGGTGAGGGTTTTTATGACCCCAAGTGAAGAACAGGAGCAAACAGCAGTTGTCAGGTGGCTCAGGCGCAATAACGTTTTGTTTACACATCCCCCCAACGGTCTCATTAAGTCGAAGGTGACTGGTGCCAGGGCTAAACGAATGGGTGTTTCGGCAGGGGTGCCAGACCTTTTGATTTTTACGCCGCCGCCGAGGAGAGCGCAGGCGTGTGGTGTGGCAATTGAAATGAAGAGGAGGAGAGGCAGGCGTGTAGTAAGCCTTCACCAGCAGAAGTGGCTCAGGGGGCTAGAGGAGGTGGGGTGGTTGACCTACGTGGTCGACGGAGCCTCCGAGGGCATCCGGCTTCTCAAAGAGCTTGGGTATTATATAGGAGAGGGGAGTGAAGGGGCGCGAGGCCCCTCCATATCCGATGCAGACTAGAGACAATTCAGCATACATATTGTGTCCCGAGGTAATTTAAACTTAAGTAAAGCGGCTTGCTCGACGGCATTGCTTACGAGCAACGCTCCTTTCACATGCGGCTTTATATCCTCGAAAACGAGGTATTTACCAACCTCCGTTTCACTGATGTATTTCAGCACCTTTGGGTCGATGACATAGGGTCCTGGGAGTATCATCATTACCCCCTTGGCTAAATCACCTTCCTCCCACTCCCTTCGGACCATCCTCACATGACGATGCTCCAAGGTGCGGTCGCACAGTTTGCAGAACTTTAAATTCTTTGGTTCAAGATTTGAACCACACTTCTCACAATACATTTCAATCCTCCTTTAAAATATGATGTCCCTTATTTGTGGTTTTGCTTTTGTGCTTCCATCGCCCATGTCGCTGATTAAGCCGACAATGTGGTCACGATATGCATCCGGCAGATTTCCACTGTCGATTACATCTTGAACGAAATCACACACCGCAAAAAACAGTAACTTCCACAACTCTGGATTGCTTTGCATGACCTCCCCCAGCGAAGTCTCGCCAATTTCGATGTCATCAAAAACATCTAACAGGGGGAAACCTCCAACTCCCGCGCAAAATTTTATCCAGTAAGAGAAGCTCATGTCCCTTGAGTCTCCCCTTATTTGATCATCGCCGCTCCAGCCTATGCTGAACGTCCCGTAAAGGTCTTCATCATCCCAGCACGGGTCTTGTGGGTTGTATGGCTCGATACTTTCAATACAGATGTCATCAACCCCCAAAATCTCAGCCGCCAGACTACAGGCATCTCGCGGACTCAAGCCTCTATTTTTTATTTCAAATTTGCTAAGTGTGAATTGCTTCTTCATTTCAATCCTCCTTGGTTGAATAAGGCATATGGTGTATCTATCCACGCCACGAATTCACTTGTTCTAATATCGAAACCATTATTGGGGCGCTTTGGACTAAGCCAAACCGCATGCCCTCTGGGGTCGAGATATCGGCTATCGTGATGATCGCCGTCCGTGACAGGAAACCCATGCCATGTTCTAGGCATGACATCGCTACAGAAAGAAACATTCCAACCACGCTCCAGGGCTTCTTTAGCTCTGTGATGGTTTGAGGATGATTCGCTAAAAGTCAGATAGTAGTTATCTGGTAGCTTCTTGCGGTCCAGCCGCGAGTACACCTTCGTGTAATCGTGAAACTGGATGGTGGGAAAGTCTTTAAAGAGCCACGGTGCCACTTTTTCCCAGGGGATGTCAGTGGTGCCGTTGAGGCGCACGGCAGGGATGGCACCTCTGCGCTGCGCTGCCCTCCAATGCGCTTCAAGTTCCCTGTAGAGAAGGGTGAAGAAGACATTGGGCCAGTAGATGAGCATGTACAAACGCTTGGCGTAGGTTTTTTGTGGTCCATTGTGCAACATACTTCTTCCCGTGTACACGATGCATGGGTTGATGCAGTCATCTGCACCAGAGCAAGCATTAGCAAGCCCGCTGCTCATATGCGCCGCCATGTAAATCGCTGCATCATAGGAGCGCACCTCGTTCCTGTTGCTTTTAGCCATTTTTGTAGAGGCCTTAGATAAAAGCTTGTGCTGTTTACCTAGACCAAGACCATGGGCCATCTCCCATGCCACCCTGATTGGCATGATCCAAGGTCGTTCCATCTCTTGATGAATCCTCTTAGTATTTTGACGCACCTGTACGTCGTCGATAATGGGTAATCTCATAATAATCTCCTAAATGTTTTGGGTTTTTGTTTTGTTATATTGCTTTTATGTATTCAATTAGCTTTTCTTTTATTTGGTCCGTCTCTACGTACTGTAAGAATTCAATGGAGACAAAGGATACCGAGAAAGGCCTGCCTCTCCCGTCTTTACCCTGAATGATTATTTCAAGCCCATCGGCCCCAAAGGCATCAATTGTGTGCATGTGTTTATGTGTCATCTTACTTCTCCTCCTTATTAATGCGCACGGTGAATCCCAGTGCGCGTATATGTTTAATGTCATCGTCATCGATGAACTTTCTTTTGCTGATTGCTGCAAAGCATTTGCTTCGCTCACACTCAGGGCTCAGGTTACCCTTTTGGTCTTCACTTAAATAAATTGTCATCTTAAACTCCTTTGTTAGCCTCATAGACTGCCTTCGCAAATAATTCTGATGTTGCACTTCTTATCCTGTTTAATGGCGCACCGATGCATTGCTGCACGATGCGCCGTTGGTTTTTATTTTATTGGTGATTGCTATTAAGATAGGCAGTGACTGGGGTAGTCCCACCGAACCATACTCATAAAGTCATCATGAAGACCGATGCGCTTCTTCATTGCACGGTCGGGCTGGCTTTCAAGTTTGAGCCCCTCAGTACATGCATTGTATAACTGCAATGCGCTTCCGTCCTTATGCTCATCATATGCTGGCTCATGCCATTCCTTGAGAGACTTCTCAAAGACTCTGGCTGAAAGCACATTGTTACCGCGCAACCTGCCAAGAATCTCATACGCATTGCAGTCTCTCATCTGTATGGCTCTCATGTCATCGATGTCCTTGAGCATCTTTGTGTATGACGCTCCGACCCTGTCAACTGAGCCTTGGACTAACTGTTTGACTGACTGCCAGACATTCAGCGTATGCTTCTTTGCTACGACAATGTCTCCAGTGAACATGCCGTTAGCACAAACAAACACCTGAGCTCCAAACGCAAAGCCTACGCTTATGGATTTGTCATAGCTGTTGCGGAATGCAATGGACGGTCCGGCATAGCCATCGCCTCCCTTGAACGATGCCATTCCAAACAGGCAAGCTCCATCCCTTGACAGTCCGAAGGTGTTGCTCTCCAGTGTAAACTCAGGGAGCATATCGGCTAAGTCCGTTGAGACATATTCGATAATGTCCCCGTGCGGCACCGGCATGTATGTGTCTGTCCTTGGTGGAACAGGCACACCCATGACCTCGCTGAGTGTTGCAGGGTTGAGCATTGCCTTGGCTGATGTGTTAATTAAATTTGTCATTGTTTCCTCCATTTTGACGCAACTATTCATTGTAGGATGTTTCTGCGCCGAATTGTTGATTAGTTTTAGTTAAGATAAGATTATTATTATTTTTGTCAGGCAATCAGCGAGTGCGATTGCTAGGAATAGGTTATCCATATGCTTTCTCCTTTCTTTAAGCTGTGATGACCTTGCTTTGGGTTTCTATCCAACACCTTGCACCGCAGGATAGCGGCTTGTGTGGGCTGTAGACTACTCTAGCTACCTCATTTCTATCTTTATCCAGAATCACCACCCTGTTGGCATATCGGTTGTCTTTATAATCCTTAACCGTCAGGCAGGGCTCTTCTGTTCCTTGTTTTATGTTCTTCTTAATGATGTGCTGGTTAACATGGATGATTGTTTTCATTTACTTCTCCTTATGTGTGAGTGTGTCCATCAGGCTCGATGCCGTAGTACACGTTGTTAATTACTGCGCCGATGTAGGCATTACCTACTCCGAACGAAAACTTTCGCCGGAACTGCTTGTAGGTGTCACCATTGCCGTGGCGAACCCACAATGCCTTGACTGCCTTGCGTTGACATTTTGTTATTGGGTTATTCATCTTACTTCTCCTTCTTCCAAAATTGTGGAAACTTGATTTTTAACTGTGCTAATTGCTTCTCATAAAACTCATGTTTGTCCTCCCATTCCTTCTTCTTATATGGAGACATCATTGCCTCCGTGATTGCTTGCTCTGTCTGGAGTCTCCTCATTGCGACAAAGCATTGAACTATCGCTTGTTGTGCTTGCTCTTCTGTGACTTTATAGCTCATTATGAAGTCCCTCCTGTTGTAGTTTCTCTAGGCGCAGGTCTACATATTCCACATAGTCCTCCGCAGTAGGGCAGATGGCTGTTTGCCCTCCCTCAATAAATTGTTTCATCTCAAGATGCCTTATAATCCTGTTCAGGTATTTCTCTCGTTCACGGTAATAAATCTCAGTCTCCAGCCAGACAATGTTTCCGTTGTCCTGCTCTTCCCCGATGACATCATTAAGGTGTTTCATGGGCATCTCTCTCCTTTCTCCGCGCACATACGTGCCGTCCTCATAGACAACCCATTCCTTGAACTCCCGGTTCAGTCTCTGTATTATTATTACCCTTTGGCTATTCATTTTAATTCTCCTTCTTGTTGTTTGAACACGCACACAACGCACGGTCCTTCATGTTCCGTGGAGCAACTTGGACAGGTGCTCCTTTGTTTGCTTTGCTCGGTGCAACCGTAGTTACTCCAGGCATCACAGTTGTTCTCATAGGCTTGCTCTTCCATTTCATTCTCCTTTTGTTTCTATTAAACTCTGCTATCTTCTGACTAAACATTTTGTTCCCTTACTGTTGTGGAATGCGCTTAGGTGTAAGCTTGCTAACGGTTACTTGTTGCAGTAGAGGCTTCTTCAACCACTGGAGCTTGTCCAGGCGTTGGTGAAGAGCAGTAAGCGTTGGTGACTTGACTAGCCAGCCAAACCCCCAATCGTACTGTTGCGCTTTCGCAAATGTCTTGTGCTTCTTGGCCTTGGCCACCAAACCTGGATACACTGTTACTCGGTATGTCATAATAACTCCTAATTTGTTGTGGAAGGGGTTCATCCCCCTCACTAAAGAGGGGGAGGGTTCCCGCCACTAATTGGGTGTTATGTCTGATCCGTAAGCATGTTAGAGCGGTCAAGGCCCAGAGATAGAGCCATTGGGCACGTATACCTGTAACGGATTACCTCTTAGCTTTGTAAGTACTCGTAACCCTTGATGTTATACATATGTCACTAAGCTACTATACCTCACTAAACAGAACAAACCCCTTATATTTGGTACGACCTTCATGATATACAACACCACTACCACCACCCACCTCCACGAGAAGACCTCTGGGTCCCATCTAAAGTGTAATACGACCTATCTGCACACGATTTGGGTTTGAATCACTACCACAAATATGTAACAATTTTAGATGCCTGTAGATCTTCTAAGTGCGTTTCCCCTCATCACCGATGGGGTTGCCAGAACCGTTTTCGTGAGGGGTCTCGAGCAGGATATGGCCGAAATTCTGACTGAACGGGGGTATACCGTTGTCGAACTGATGACAATGCCCAGAAACAACCCGGTTGAGGAGCAAACCTACCTATTGGCTAAGTGCCAAGCGATGGAGGAAGGTACAATAGCATTTACAACCGAAGACCGTCGAACCCTGGAGCTTGCCATGAAGTCAGCGGGACTCCTCGACAGTAAAAGAACCATGCTAAACCTGAAAGTCGATATAGATGGAGATGACGTTGAAAAAATGTTAAACTGGAATAATTCGCGTCACACGCTTGCAGAAAACAGCACAGTGCAAGCCGCGAAAACTTTTAAAGAACTCAAGGGAAAAAACTAAATGCCATTTGTGGAACCTGATTGGGAGGAGTTTGACTTAGGCATCCTCGAGCGATTTAGCTACGACTGGACCCAGTCGCTAATCATTCAGCAGGGTGACCCGACCATAACCTCCCTAACCCTGTATCCCGACACGATAACGGCAGTAGTGGCCGACCCGGCAGTTTCCATAACTGTCGTCGCAACCTACGACACCGGCATTCAGGCGAATGTAACAAACGCTTGCGAATTTATTTCAAACAATATGGCAGCAGTGCATGTTTCTGGTGGTGGGGTGGTAAATTTTGCCGATGCCTTCGACGGGACAATCACGGTTACTAGCGACAACGGAGTCACCGCAACAATCCCCTATAGCGTGTCTGCCCTTCCGGTGATTACCGTGGGCGGCACAACAACGGAGACGGGCGAGGAGATAGACCCGGTCCCATATGTGCATACTTTTGCCGATGGCGAAGTTATAGACGCGACTAGAATGAACGACAATTTTACTTCTCTCGCCAATAAATTTGGCAATATTTCAAATAACGACCTATCCATGAGTGCGCGAATTTCTGCGTCCAAAATCGCCGGTCTTCAGGAAGCATCTGAAGTTAGGGTTCTGGTTTCGGACTGGGCTCGAGGGATAGGGCCAATGGAGGATTAATGTCAACAGCAACAGACAATAGCCATGTAAGGATTCGGTTCACCATCGATGAAAGTTCAAGTTCTGACTTCAGCGATGGGCAAATTGGATACTCTGGTGGCATGGAGAGCACGTTCAGCGCCAAGGCGTTTATGACCGAGAAGCTCGATGCAACTCAGATTGAATATGATGCCAACGGTGACCCTGTGGCCGATTCAGATACCCACCCAGGGGCAATACTCTTGGACCTTGGTGGCATGAAAAACATTGAGTCACTTGTTGTTCGCAACAGAGGCATAACAGGCAACGTTAAGGTTGTCTGGACCGGCCCGACAGAGGAGCAAACGGTCGATGCAAATGGTGACCCTGTATTTGAGGCCGATGGAACAACACCGGTTATGCAGGAAATAAAGGCAGAACAGTTGGGCCAGTCCCTGGTTCCACCGGAGCGTTTTATGATTCTTGCATCTGTGCAGGATGATTCCGTCATTGCTGTTGAAGGGGTTGGCCAAGACGTTCCCGTCGAGATTCTTATTTTCGGAGAGAAATAGATCCAGTACAGCAGCGTGATAGCGCACTGCGGGGATATTCTTAAGGGGGCAGGGCTAGAGGGACAGGACCTCACCACTACAAACTTCCTCGACTATTCCGATTTGGTGCGAGATGCACTCAAGGAGTGGCCTGCACGGGAGCGTGAAGAGTGCGCTTGGCTGAAGGATTTTGTTCTTGCTCTAAGAAAACTTAGGGACGATTTTTCCGATATTGTTAGCGCAGACCCGATGGTGCTCTACAGGCCAGCCCATAGTGTGGCTGAAGGATTTCACGCATCTCCTGCCCTTATCCGCTACTTCCGTGGCGGGAACCGGATATCGAAAACCGTTTCTGGATTTGCCGAGCACTATTTTCATCTCACAAACCATCACCCATTCAGGCCACACCCGCTACCTCCCGCGCCAAATGCGACATTTATTGTTGGTGTAAACTTCTCAAAATATTCAAAGGCTGTTTTTGAGAGAAAGTTTTTAAGCGGCGAGACAGGCAACCCTCTTAGTCCCATGTTTCCTGTCGGTGGAAAATGGTTTTACCACTATGACGAGCGGAAGAAACTCCTTCAGATAGCGTGTCCAGAGTGTGCGGAGAAGGGCCTTGCTCAGAGTTGCCCTCACCCAAAAGCCTCAGTAATCCTGTTCTCTGATGGCGAGGGTCCAAGTCCTATCATGGGTGGGCAGTTTGGTCTCGCTCACTATGATGAGCACATTCGCCATGAGTTCTTTGGCGAAACCATGAAGCGTCTCGAGACTGTTCCGCATTCGTCCCTTATCGTGACGGGGACCCCTCTACAAGGCAAGGCTGCTTGGGAGCATCAAGAGCTTACGTTGTTAGACATGGCGGGACCACCAAAGAATCTTGTACCCGGAACGGATCAACCAATCGTATCCCTGCACACGATCGACCAATATTCCGCAGGGCTTGTTCCCAAGCCTCGAATCGATGCTTCGTGCAATATGATGTCGGCCCCAGAAATCGAAGCAAGGGTATATGGGCGGCCTGCTGCGTTTTCGGAAAGTGCGGTTTTCCATCTTCAAACGCTACACGAGATGTCCGTGAAAGCAGTAAAGCCGCGCAGAGGGGAGTTGCTTCTTGACCAAGAAAAAATGATAGATGCCACCGAAAAAACGGTCCCTGAGTTTAAAAAGGTAAAGGATGGGGCTATCAGGGTGTGGGAAGAACCAGTCCCCGGAGAGCAATATATTATAGGCGCTGATGTTGCGTTTGGTCTGACCAACAGAGATGCCTCTGCGGCAATCGTATTAAAGATGAAGCGAATGAATTCAATGGACATACGCTTTGAAATGGTCGCGTCTTACCACGGGTGGATCAACTCCCTTAGCTACGCAGAAGAGCTAATTAAATTAGGTCTTTACTATAATTCCGCACTTCTCGTTCCAGAGCGTAGGGGGCCAGGTGATGCCACAATTCAACGAATAAAGGAGTTTGGGTACTGGAATCTCTTCAGAGACAGTAACTCACCCGCCGCAGTTATGCACGGTTTGGATTCCCAGTTTGGACTCGACACAAATGTGTCTACGAAGGGTTTAATGGTTTCGGTTTTGCAGAAAACAATATACGATAGAATTACTCACACTTGCACCATAAACATCCCCTGCTTTGAGACTCTCGAGCAACTCGGAACTTATGGTCAAGAAATGACCCCCAGTGGGCAAAGTGTAAAGTTCACGGGGACCGGTGGAGCACATGATGACCTTGTTGTTGCTCTTTTTCTTGGGGTTTTTGCAGCAAAAGTGTACCCGGTGTTTGATGTTGAACAGGCAGTAAAGGCAGAAAGGGCTGTTTCCCCAAAGCCACAAATCTCGGCAGAGGACCGAGAAGTCTGGGACGATCTAAGACAAGAACTAAGAGGTGGAAATGACAGTTAGTATCTATTTGCTGGTTTTTTTGGTAACATTGTCTCTTATTGCTGTTGCTCGCGTTAACAAGCTGCATGCAGCAGCAGAGGAAGAAGTAAACCAAGCGTTCAGTGTAATGCAAAAGAGCATTGATGAACTTCGTGACCTTCTTAAGGAGCAAGAGGTTGGCAACCTCGAGCTTGTTGAGCGTGTGAAAAAGCATAAGGAACCACTTCCCGATGACGCTAAAACGGTCACGCTGGATGATGGCATCAAATACGAAATTGTTGGGGGTTATTAATGATCAAGGGATTCTCCTTGCAGGACATGCTAAATCCTCAGAAGCCAAAGGTCAATGAGGACTCTCTCAAGTCGGCACTAGACGAGAGGATGTTCCCATTTCGCAAGGCTCAGTTTAAGCCAACCAAGGACACAATGAAAAAAGCCACACTTTCCAGGGTCCTCAGTTCCATGAACTTTCAAGGTAAATAATGGAAGAATCAGAAAATAAAGATTCTATTGGGGTTCTCGAGGGAACCTCCCCGGCAAAAAAATATTCCCCAAGCGACGAAGAGAAAAAGCTCTTAGGTAGACTTGATGCCCGTCTTAATGAGGCCACACAGGATAGGACCACCATAGAACAGACATGGGAACTAGGCAGATGTTATTACAACGGTGATTATGTTTTGGCAAAAAACTCCATTACCGGTGATCTCGTTAAATTCAAAAAAGAGAACACCGGCTCAGAGGAAAACATCATCAGGCCAATTGCTCGGGCTCTTGTTGGAAAACTGGCCCGGGTAATCCCAAGCTGCACGGTGCTCCCAAGAACGGACGACCAATCCGACCTCAAAGCTTCGCAGGCAAGCGAGAGCTTTCTCGACTACATCACCCGAAAAGAAAAGCTAAGACTTAAATATCTAAAGGCACAGAAGCAACTGGCATGGGCCGGAACTGCGGTTTTTCAGGTGGCATGGGACAAGGATTCGGGACGAATAGTCTCTTGGTGTGAGCCTTGTGGCTATAGCGCCGAGCGTGAGGACGCAGAGCAGGAATGCCCCCAATGCACCATGTCTATGATGTCCGAGGGCATTGTTGGTGAACCGGCACCCCTCCTTAAAGAGATTAACGAGGGTGACCTAAGAGTTATATTGCACGATGTTGGCGACTTTTTGCCTGAGCCCGGAGTGCGCGACCCAGAAAAGATGCGATGGTGTGTGGTCAAAAAAGCCATCCCCGTCAGCGAGGTCCGAAGAAGGTTCCCTCACAAGGCAGAATATATTTCAGCAGATGATGGCATATATGAATCCCACTTTATGGAAGACGATATCTCTCCGCTGCACGACTACACGTTTCTTTATGAATGGCACGAAGTGCCGACTGAGCAGTTTCCAGACGGTCGTTTGATTTTTTCCACAGGCGGCATGATTCTTTCAGAGCAGCCATCTCCGTACCATGAGCTAGGCAGGTTGCCATTCTACTTTCATCGATTCGACCCCAACCCAAGTGACTTCTGGGGTCAACCATTCATTTCGTCGTGCTACAAGATTCAGGACGAACGAAATCACTTACTCACACAGGTTAAGAAAAACAGGGAACTCACCAACAACCCGAAGCTGAAGGTGCCGTTTGGTTCGGGAATAAGTGCCGACAGAATGAACACCACTGCCGGTGAAATTATAAAATATAAGGCACATGCCGGTGAAGTACGCTATCTCGAGGTTCCGGGCTTTCCAAATTATGTATATGCCGAACTGGAGCGGTTAGAGGAGGCTGTTCGTAAGGCAGCGTCTGTGACTGAGCACGAACTAGGGATGACAGGGAAGAGCGGAGAGTCTGGGCGATATGCCGCCATACTGGACTCTCAGTCTCAAGAATCAATGACCGGTGTCATTGTTGAAAATATCGAAGAGTGGAAAGAGTTACATAGGGCAATCCTTGTGATGGCTCAAACATACTATGATGAGAACCGAACTTGGTCGATATTGGGAAAAGACAAGCTGCATAATTTTACGTGGAAAGATGCCTCCCTCAAAAGCGGATGGGACATTGCCCTCAACGAATCCGATTCGCTTTCAACCAACTCGGCAATAAGGCTCGGTCAGGCAGAACGACTCTTACAGAGCGGCATTTTCACCGACCCAGCAACAGGCACTCTAGACATAAAAGCATTCTCTCAAATGGCCGGAATTCAAATGCCAGGCACGGCAGTTGATACAGATGGTTCAGAACGATCATACTTCTCGCAAGTCCCTGAAATTATAGCTTCTGGCGAAATGATTACGCCTAAACCGTGGGATGATGCCAGGGTGGCAGCGGAAGAGCTCTTGGTTTGGCTAAGGGGGGCAGGAAGATCTGCCCCGCAACAGCTTGTTGAGCAAGTCGCGCAACTGTGGATGGGGTACGTTTCAGTAATGCAGCCAACTCCCTTAGATGCCGACATAATGCCTAATGGCATGGGTCAGCAACAACAACAGCAACCACAACAGGATGGCGGTATGGTTCCGAGCGATGGCAGTTCCGCGCAGCAGATGGTGCAGCAGGCAGATTCGGCAGGAGAGTCGTTGGCTCGACCGGGACCGATGCACGAGGGCTAAATGACTCTGGATGACGCAAGAAAATACATGGTAGAGCGAGTAAAGACGGCAAAATATAATGGTCAAATGGACATCGAAATAGACCTGGATACCGCAATCGATATTGCCGCCGCACTCATCCACCACACTTGGGACGACACGACCGAGCCCATAGGGACGTTGGGTATGGATTAACCAATGGAAATACGATAGAATAGAAAAATTTTCGACTGAGCGGCGTAACCGTTATTTTAATCGTCTGCTGGACGTAATCCAAGCAATGGAGGAATTATGAGTGAAGAGGCAACAACAGAATCTGAGATAACTGGCGATATTGTTGAGTCCGGTGACGAGTTTGTCACGGAGGAGAGTAGCCAAGAGGTCCAAGAGGATAGTTCGCCGCAAGAAGCAGCAGAGAGCGAATCAGCCGACGAATTTAGTGATGCGCTATCTGCCCTTGACAGCATCCTCAATGAAGAGGGTATTGATGAGGTTAAAACCGAAAACAAAGAGGAGCAGCAAGAAGCACCACAAGAAAGTCGAGCCCAAAAACGCATACGTGGACTAAGCACGGATTTAAAGTCCTCGCAGGAAACAAATCTTCAATTGCAGCAGCAGATGCAGGCGATGCAACAACAGCAACAGGAAATGCAAAATAAATTTCTTGAGGCGTTGAATGTGCAGCGGCAGCAGCAGCAGCAAGAAGAATATCAAGACCCTGCCGATGAATTCAAAAATAGCGTCATTAATGATGCTATGGGAAAATTAAACCCGGAACTCGCTACGTTAAAGAAAGAGTTTGATGCGTTAAAAAACAGCATGACCGAGCAGCAGCAGGAAGCACAGGCAGCGGCACAGAAGCAGGAATATATACGAGAGGCAGACACTGCAACTCGAGAGGTGTTCTTCGCTGGTGAGGCCGATGACGTACCCAAGGACCTACAAGAGGGATTATCGACAATTACGATGATGTTTCAATGGTTGACCGGGTCTAATGCGACCGACTCTGCGAAAATGGCAAAACGAACGGCACTGCAATATGCAAAGACGGAACTTTCGCGCCAAGGAAAGTCATTGAAGGCAAAACGAAATGCCTCCATGGCTACTGAGGCACCGAGTCCAAGTGGTCGTTCAAATGTCGAGGGTGATGGCTCTCCCAGTTTTGAACAATTACGAAGCAATGGCTTTCGCGACGAACTCGATTGGGCAGTCGCTGGAATGCCAAGCTTGGATTAGATTTAGGAGATTTAAATGGCTGGAGTCAGCATAGGTGATTTTGGAGCGTCTTTTATCAAGTATCTGCCAAAAGTAACCAAAACATTAAATATGACCTCCGTTGCACGGAAGATCCCAAAAGGGAAGATGCAATGGAAAGGTGAAGAGCATGTGGAGAAGGTAGTTCATCTACAACCCAGCGGAAGTATCAACCCCGGTACTTACGATGGTGCTCCCTTGCCAGATGCAAGCAAGCAAACATACGGTCGCATTAAGGCGTATCGTACATTCCTTTCAGGGACCGTTCAGGTTACCGATGGTGCGTTACGTGCCATCACCGACAAGCAGAGTGCCATTTCGGTGGTGAACTCTGAATTGCGCGGCCTAATGGAAGGCATCCGTAAATTAGAAAATTTTAACTTTACCCGTGACGGATCTGGTAAAATGTGTACTGTTGGCGAAGATGCTGACGGTAGCGATGGCGCTATCAGCGTTGATGACGGTCGAGGTCTTTGGGCTTCTAAGGACTTTTCTGTATATGGGCCAGGCGAATCTGGCGCTTTAAAGGGATCGTTCGTCTGTGACAAGGTTGATCGTGCTCTTGATGCTAATGGCAAGGCTACGGTGAAAATCTCAGGATTGAGCCTCGAGTCTGGAGAGACCATTGCAACAGGCGATGAAATTTATTGGGGCACCGGTGACAACTGTGCCAAGGGTAGAGTTTTCCAAGGTCTCGATAAGATGATCGATGACTCTGCTGTTCCATTTCAAACACTGAACGTGGCAGACTACCCGCACTACAGCAGCCCTGTTTTGCGTGTTCCCGTTGATTCAGGCACTGGCTTGCCGGGAGACCTACAGGCACGGCATTTCCGCGAAATGCTTGCGATGTTAAAGCAGGAAGGTGCTGGCAATTTGCACGGCATGACTGTTCTAACGAACGTTTGGAACTGTTTGGATGTTGAAGAGTTATATGAGGGACAATTGAGAATTACACCCGACACCAAGACCACCGGTCTTGCTGCGGTTAAATTCCAATCCTCATTAGGTTCTATCAAGATTGTAACAGACCCTGACTGTCCTTACGGCACCATGTACTTCTTGGACCCAAGCGAATTAACTCGCTTAGTCCAGCACGAGTTAGCATGGCGTAAGAATGGCAAGGGTGGTTCTATTTTTAGAGCAAGCGACGAGAAATTAATTTATCGTGCATCTTGTTTTGAAATGATGGAAATGTTCATTGAGAAACGTAACACTTCAGGAAAGATTGTTGGACTCTCTTCGAGTCATTCAAGCGCATACTAATGCACCCTCCTGAGTGGATTACTAAAGAAGTTGAGCGAATCCACCCTGACGCTAGGTTGGGGTGGGTTGGCGAAGACCGAGAGTCGCCAGACGAAGACCTTAATAAGGGTTCCTTCGCTCTGGTGCAACTCTTGAAAAAGAGAGCCGCTGATAGGACAATCTGTGAGCGTTGGCAGGACCAGGGTCCACTCTTTGGGTCAAGCTTTGACCCTCTGATTTATACCCCGGTTTGGATTTCCAACGTAAGCAAAGAGGACGTATTTGGCGGCAAGGTGATACCATTGTTGAAGCGATGGATTACGCCGATTCAGGAAAGGCTCGATGAAGTAAACATTCAGCGAGGTCGAGATTATGAATCAATGGCAGAATCAATATCGCATGAACTTGGGACTGAGCTATTCAAGCAGTCTCAAAAAAGCGTTGATAAGCCGCGCTATGTAGCAAGGAAGCACATGCCTGACTCAGTGAAAGATAAACTGTCAGGAAAAGAGCACCAAAACCTCTCAGATGTTTTCATGCACAAAGCGCCGAACTTGGTAAAGTAAATGGCGAAAAAATTCGACCTCTCTCAGATTAGAGAGAAGGTGGCTTTCATTTTAAATTTTAATGAAGGCCAACTAGACAGCGACTTTTCAAAATCGCAGATCGACATGGCTATCAATGAGTCATATCTTGACGAGGTGTCTGCCGCCATTGAGGAGGGTGACCGAAGATGGTTTCATCATACCCAGAACGTAATTTGGCCTGAAAAGCAAAGAGTTCTCACCCTGCCTGACAGTATAGCCGGTAAAAACATTATAAACATAAAATGCGAGAGCACGGACCAACCCCTTAAGCTCGAGGACCACAACCGTCTTGCCTGGAGTAAAACGACCGGCCCGACCAAAACGAAAACCCTAAGCGTTACCTACATGCCTGAGCCATCATCGCTTATCAATGATTCCGATGAACCATATCTCGTTCCAAGAAGGCATAGGCATGTCATTGCTTGGGCAGCGGCAATCCTTCTGAGGCAAGTGGCCGATGAGGTTGCGCCGCAGCAGTGGGTTGCAAGACACCACCAAATTCGACTCCGCTTTTGGAGCGACATAACAAGAGGCAGGCCCATCGAGGGTGGGGTGCCAAGAATAAGCCAAGATGGCTTTGAGGAGGATATTTATGAATTCCAAGTTACAGAGTCTTAAGAGGCGCAAGATTGTGTCTATTATGAATCGCACAGATGTGCTGCAAACGCACTACACTGACGAGGGGGAGATCTATCAGTTATCGCCATATGAGGTTCGAGATGTCAGCGGAAGCGTAGCCGAGGGGTTCATCCGGGAGTGCGGCATGAAAAATGTCTCAGAGTACACCCCCACCCCTATCCCCGTGATCCCGGGCGAGGACATGGCACATGTTGCGAATATGACAGGAAACCCGTTCATGACTGAATTGCAGGAATTCAAGGAGTTTGACCCAACAACCGGCAAGGAAAAAGTGGTATATCGAAAGAATCCACAGGTTAAGCCGCAGGTAATTAGACATAAAATGATGCGAGGGGAGAAAATTGTACAATCACCCTATGGCGGGAATGAGCTTTTAAATCTGGGTTCTGTAAATATTGAGATACCACCATACGCACTGCACCTTATACCTTTGCGAATAGCAAATTGGTTGTCTGCCAGAGAAGCAAACACATCATCAATTTCA